AAAAAAATAAAGGAGCGTGTAGATTCTATTAAAAGAGAGGCTGGAGTATCAGTTGTCGGGAAATCAGGTGAGGGAGAACGAATGGCTCATGTGAAAGATTATATGGGTGGTAAGATTGTTGAAATCGTATTGTCTATAGATCAATTATCCGCAATCGCAGTTAACCCACCAAACTTACTAAATTATTTAGATAGGTTGCAGCGCAAGTCACCTAAGTTTAGAAGAATATATCAGGTTGTGTCTAAGCTAGATTCAATTGAGAGATATGTTAAGCCTCAGATAGTAAAGTTAAATAAAAACAAAGACCAAAAGATCAAACAAATTAAAGACTATATTCAACCAAAGATAGACGAAATTAGAAAGAAGGTTGACGAAAAGACTCAAGAAATCTTATCAAAAAAGAGAGAAGGCGTAAATGAAAATTTATATGTAAAAACAAAAAAGCGCGTTGATGGGTTTAGAAAAACACATGGTGAAAAAATTAAGACAGCTAAAAAGAAAATAACACTGCTACAAGAGGTGCTTTCAAAGTCCTCTAAACTTATACGAAAGGTAGATTCGCTTGTAGTATCTTTGGAGCAGGAGTTTGAAGGCGCTAAGTCCGAGTTAATAGTACTCAAGCAGGGCATAAAGGATGGCTCTGCATACGAGAACTTCACTGAACTATCAAAGGATTTTAAAAAACAACTAGCAGATAGAATACAACAACCATTGATTCCAACCTCACAAAATCAATTATCAACGGACCCAACGCAACCGCCATCACTAAGCCAAATTAGAGAGAATGCAAGACCTGGAGAGTTTGTACAAGGGTATGAGAGAAGGATTGATAGCCCAAATGATTTGGAAAGATCACGAGAATTACGTAAGCAATCTAACAAAGATGCAGAGGGAATTATAGCAACAGAGGAGGAGGTGTACACTTATATGTCTAGTGTGGGCTTAGGAGAGCTGTCTACCACAGCCTTCAGAGCTATTTCCGAATCCAAAACCAACTTGGATATGTTTAAAAAAGTCTTTCGAAAGAAGAAGAGCTCATACAATAGCTATGTTGAAGAAATAGAATCACTCAAAGTTGATAGTAATGATTTACTGGACACCATCTCAGCAATTATAGGGAATAGTGAAGTAAGGCAAGCCCGAAGAGATCAGCGAAGAGATCAAAGAAAGCAGAGGAGAGATCAAAGAGACGCTGATGAACAGCAAGGGACGTCATTAAAGCAGCTATTCCAGGACATTATGACGAAAATAAAACCATGGATTGCAAAAGCAAAAGCGTGGGCTGAAAGAATCTTAAAGCAGGTTAAAGATTACATCAAAGAAAAAGCTGAAAAATTTGAAGAGGATATTGAGCGGTTTTTGTTGAACCTAGTACCACTTGGTAGTGATAAAAAAGACTATGAAACTAAGCAGCTCGAAGCGCAAGCCAAAAAGCTGAAAATTCAACACTACAAAAAGCAGATAAGATATTATCAAAAGCTAGGAACAGCTATTGGTAAAGTTGCAGAAGGCTCACTGATTTTATCAAAAAACCTGTTCACAGACGGTAGGTATCTGCTATCTGCTAATGAGAAGGCTCTAACAGATGTGGTGAATGGTATATATGACTTCAAAGCCACAAGAGCTAATAATGATGCCTCAGTAATATCAGGGCTTCAGGCTGATAGAGTATCTTTCATTGCAAGGATGGATGATCTAATTATAATAGAGATGCTAATACTTGGTTTGATAGAGTTTTTCAAAGCGGTGACAGACTCAAAGAGCTATGTTGCTGATTGGAATAGTTTTATTGAGTCACTGAAGGACAGTCCAGCTTATGTGACAGATGCACTCAAAGCGTTGGGTGAGGTTTACAAAAACCCACCAAAAAATCCACTAACAATAAAGACTCTGGTAGAGGATACTCTGGACGCATCAAACGTAATGAGAGCATTTGAGGAAGTCCCAGTGATAAATGGATTGTTGGTGCTTGAAGAAAAGCACCTTGGGGGAGTAAGGGAGTTGCTCAAAACTATAACAGATAGCAAACTCAAAGACGCAGTCAACAGATTAGCTAGTGGTCGAACAAAGTCTAAGGCACTTTATGAATCAATAAGAGAATTGAGTGCTGTGCTAAATAGTAAAAGCTCATTTATAAGATACTTGTTGGAAAAGCTGAAAGAATTACTTGAAAAGCTTGCAATCTTTATTCGCAAAGAAGTGGATAAGTTTGTCACTGAAGCAAAGATATGGATAGCTAAGAAGTTAGAAAAAATCAAAGAGCAATACGATGAGCAACTGGATAAAATAAAGGAGAGAGCTGTAAATGCAGACGCAATAGTAATGTCTACTGTCTTTGGATTAGCAGCGCAATTATATTGGGCCGGAGCAGTTTGGACGGGACCCACAGCATCCACACACACTACGTTCACAGTAGGATTATTCGCTCCAAAAATGAAGGCGTTATCAAAAGATGGAGCAACCGGATTTGTAACGGAGATGGCAAAGGGGTTCGAAAAGCAATTACAAACAATGTCGGGAATGGTGACTCCACCACCAAACACAGGAATACCACCTATCCTATTTACTGGCTACAAATAAAATTACTAACTATTTATATTAAAACAACATGAAAGCATCCGAATTTATAAATCTAATGCGCAAGGTTATACGCGAAGAGGTACGTACTGTGATTAGAGAAGAGCTTAAAAGCTTAAAACCACTATTAATGGAAAAGTCTAGTCCGAAAAGAGTAGGTATTGCAGACCATATATCACAACCAGCTCGAATACCTCAAGTAAAAATAAAACAAGCAGAAAGAACTATCCAAGAACCAAGATTTACTGGACCTTTGGCTGACTTACTAAACGAAACATACGAATCAATGATAGCACGACCACAAGAGGAGGATGAATGGCCAGATATGAATAACGGTCCAATGGACTCGCAAATGTTCGCAGGGATGGAGGGAAGTACTATGGGCTTAAACTCAATGCTTGCAGATGAGTCCTCACTGCCAGCTAGCAGAGGATATAGTGATCCAACCAATGCGTTCGTGAAAGACTACTCAGCTATAATGAAATCAGCCGACGCAATCCAAGGAAAATTATAATGGCAATTCCAATAAAAATATATCCGCTAGACTTTGAGTCCAACGTAGCAATTGGAATTGATCTTCCAATGATTACAGAGGCTGGAGGTGTGTTTAGTTTAAACTATCTGACCATGGATCAGGCAGTAGCCAATGCAAAGAACTTATTACTAACAAACGAAGGAGAGAGAGTGATGCAACCTGAGTTTGGATGCAACTTACGTAAAACGTTATTTGAGAATATGACGGACGAGACTCTTGAAGTTTTGGAGGACCGTATAAGAAATACTTTTGGGTATTGGCTACCTTACATATTTATTAAAGAGCTGCAACTTACACCAGATGATGATTATAATAAGCTATTTATAAAACTGACAATAGGTTTGGAGGGTAATAAATTTGACACTAGGTCAATAGAAGTAGAAATAAACACATAATAAAGATGGCTAACATTTCAAGAAAACCATCAAAGGATATAAAATACTTTGGACGCGACTTTGATTCTTTGAAGAAGGGGTTGATTGAGTTTGCTAGAGTTTACTATCCAAACACATATAATGACTTTAATGAGGCATCACCAGGAATGATGTTTGTTGAAATGGCTGCTTACGTCGGGGATGTGTTAAACTATTATGTTGATTCTCAATTTAAAGAATCACTACTATTACACGCTACCGAAAAACGAAGCGTTATGTCAATAGCCTCAGCAATGGGATATAAACCAAAGATTAGTGTACCATCTCAAGTTGAATTGGATATATTCCAGCTGCTTCCAGCCTCAGGGAGTGGTGTAGACGTTGCTCCAGATATAAGATACGCACTGCGCATTGGGTCAGGAATGAGAGGACGCAGCACAGCAAATCAAACGGAGTTCCTAATTCAAGACGCCATTGACTTTTCAGTAGATAATATATATTCCCCAACGGAGTTTTCTGTGTATACTATAGATAATAATGGTGCACCGAATTACTTTCTAGCAAAAAAGACAGTTAAGGCAATCTCAGCAGAACCGAGAGTAATGGATGTTGTGGTTGATGGAACTAGTAAGTTTTTTAAATTTCAATTGCTCGGAGCAGATCTAATCGGAATTGATAGTATAATTGATAGTGACGGTCATCTATGGTACGAGGTTCCTTATTTAGCTCAAGATACTATTTTTGAAAAAGTAGCGAATACATCGTTCAACGATCCAGACGCTGCTGTTTATAGTGAAGATACTCCGTATCTAATGAAGCTGAAAAAAGTACCACGCCGATATATAGTAAGAACAACAGACAAGGGATTTGAAGTACAATTCGGATCTGGTATCAGCTCATCACCTGATGAAGAGTTGCTAGCAACACCTGAGAACATTGGACTTAGGTTGCCGACCGGAAAAGATGACTTGGATGCATCTATAGATCCACAAGCCCCAATTTTTACGGGGGCTTATGGTGTAGCACCATCCAACACAACACTAACTGTTGTTTATTTAGCGGGTGGCGGTGTGAAATCAAACGTACCTAGCAACACCATTACTGATGTAGTAGCAATAACACCACACACAGGAAGCTTTCCTTTAAGTACCGGAGCCCTGAACGCTAACATAATTAACTCAGTCGCTATCAATAATCCAATAGCAGCTGTAGGTGGTAGAAATGAGGAAACATTAGATGAAGTGAAACAAAACACACTAGCATCTTTCACATCTCAAAATAGAGCAGTGACTAAGGAAGATTATATAATTAGAGCGTACGCAATGCCTAATGTGTATGGTAGTGTTGCAAAAGTATTCATCACACCTGACGAACAAAGCAACATTGGAACTTCAAAGGCCCACGACGCCGTAGCGAATCCATTAGCATTGAATATGTACGTGCTAGGGTATAATGTTGATAAGCAGTGCACTGTATTGAACAGAGCAGTTAAGGAGAACCTAAAAACGTATATCTCCCAGTACAAAATGCTAACTGATAGTATTAACATAAGAAACGCATATATTATTAATATAGGAGTGGATTTTGATATAATTCCAATACCCAGCTTTAATGCAAACGAAGTCATACTAAGTAGTATTTCAAAATTAAAAGAGTTTTTTGCTATTGATAAATGGCAAGTAAACCAGCCAATTATATATGGAGACATATACAATATATTACTATCCGTTACCGGTGTTCAAACAGTAACCGCTGTTCGTATCAAAAACCTCAACGATGAGTTAGCGGGGTATAGTGATGTGTACTACGACATAGAATCATCAACCAAAAGTGGAATTATTTACCCAAGTCTCGATCCGGCAATCTTCGAAGTAAAATTTCCAGACAATGATATTAAAGGACGCATAGCAACATACTAAGATGATACTAAGATTTTATCCAACCAAAGATGCGACAATATATGAGCGCTCTCCAAACAAGAATGCTGGTTTAGATGCCGTGTTAGATATATCCAAGGTTCTAGACGGATCTACTGCATATAATTCACGAGCTCTTTTGGATTTTGATTTTGAAGCAATAGCACAGACTCTCTTAGATCGGGGACTTGAAGGTGACAGTGACAGTGCTAGTTGGAAACTCAAAATGTATATCGCAGAGGAGCATGAAGTTCCATTAGATTATCAGATAAACTGTTATATGGTATCAGGTCCATGGTCAATGGGGATTGGTAGACATGGAAATATACCAGAGACTACAGTGGGAGTGAGCTGGAATCACAGAGTAAGCCCATTAGATCCAACCACAGCGTGGGGAGCTGGCTCTTCCCCCGCTGGAACAACGTGGAACTATGCAACCAATCCAGGAGGAGGAGAGTGGTATGCATTACCAGAAGTAACCCAAAGCTTTAATTACAAATCTGGTGATCTCGACTTAGACGTCTCTGAGATGGTACCACTATTACTAGCATCCATTGACCCGGCCACAATCCCTCCAACTTATGGCGGATTTTTGATTAAAAAACAAGACTCAGACGAAAGCTCTAATTTACCGTTTAGAAGCTTGAAGTACTTTAGTAGAGACACACACACAATATACTCACCAATACTAGAATATGGATATGATGATAGTGAGCAAGACTCGTCATTACCAAGCATAAACACAAGCGGTAGTTTTAATGTGGTCGCCGTTAATATGAGGCAAGAGTACAAAGAGACTTCAGTCCATAAAATCCGATTTGCAGCAAGACCAACTTACCCAGTAGCCACATTTGTAACAGAAGCAAGTCAACTACAGAGATATATATTACCAGCAGGTTCTCAGTATGCTATATATAGTGCACATACAGATGATGTGATTATTGATTTTAGTAATAACACAACACTGAGTAGTGATGAGGAAGGAAACTACTTCCAACTATCATTTGAGAACTTTCAACCGGAAAGGTACTATCGATTTGTACTTAAAATAAAGAACAGCGCTACTGAAAGTGGCTTATTTGACTATCAAATATACGATAATAATTGGGTATTCAGAGTTTCAAGAAAATAATGAGAAATGCAGATGGAACATTAAATGGTAACTCTAACGATAACGTCTCTGCAACAACTTCAGGGAAGATTGTATTTTTACCAACTAGTAGCGTAGACGAAAATCTTACTACGTACGATTTAATGCCTATTATCTTAAACCGTCCACCAATCATTACAATCAACATTTCAGAAAGATCAGCACCTCAAATTAAATCATCAGCAACGGCAAACGCAAGCGGCGAACATTTATATAGGTTTCCAGATGGAACTGTTAAAGTATACATCGGATCAACTTTCACCTTAAATATAGGAGCGGTACAACCTGACATATATAACGTTGAAAACGGAATACCAACTATTAAAGCACCCGATCAGGAGTTATTTTTTGTGTGGAGGCAGGATAGCGCTATTATAAGAACTAGAGAGAGACCATCATTACAAAGCCGAACAATAGTGAGTGGCAGAAGCATTAGATTTGAGCGAATTAGCCAAATTCAGCTGGAACGTATACTTGTGAAATATCAAATGATATAGGAGCAGTTCAGTCAGAAGCTATAACGATAGAGGTGCTTAA